ATATAAATAAGCAACATCTAACTGATATGTTAAAATTTAATGCCTTATATAGTAGGAAAAAAAATTAATGAGTTGGATACAATATAAGATAAGGATAACTCAAAAGCAAATAAAGAGGGTTAGGAAGTGATTATATGTATGTAATATGTTCTAAGGTTGGGTGTGATAATTTAGTTAAGCTTCCAGATAGATACTGTAAGAAGCATAAACATGTTGAAAAAGAGTTGAAGAAAAAGAAATCCAATTGGTATAACAAAGATTATGATGTTAAAAGAAGTGAAGAAGTAAAAGCATTTTATAGTTCTAAAGCTTGGGAAGTTATGAGAGAAGTTAGATTAAATATTGATAATCATTTATGCCAAGAGTGTTATAAGAATGGAATCATTAAACAAGCTGATGTAGTACATCATAAAAAAGAATTACGGACTCATTGGCATTTAAGATTAAATAAAAATAATTTAATTAGTTTATGTCATGACTGTCATAATAAAATTCATAAGAAGAAAACAGACAAGAACTCTAGTGATATTAATAAAAGATTGACTAGGGGGGTCATGTAATTTTTTTTTGAAATGACGGGACACCGTAGAGTGGTCCACGAGTTGAAAAAACTTCCTTTTTTCATTGAAATGGGGGTTCAAAGTGAGGAGGGGATAAATGAATGGGGAGAAAAAGGCAAAGCGTTAAGCAATTGGAAGAAAAAGGCAAAACCCATTTAACAAAAGCTGAAATTGAAAAAAGAAAAAATGAAGAAAATGAATTAAAAAAATTAAATTTTAATTTTCAGGCACCAAGCCATATGGAAGGGAAAGCTAGAGATATATTTAATTACATAAAAAGAAATTTAGCCGAGCTAGAATTATTGGCCAGCGTAGATAAATATAATTTATGTATCTTATCAGAATCGATAGCAAGTTATATTTCTATTACTGAAGAATTAAAAGATGAAAATTTTATTATTGAATATACAAATAAAAAAGGATTTACTAATTCAATACCTAATCCTAAAATTCAAATTCAACATAAATATGCTGAACAAATTAGGCGTTTTTCAAGTGAATTCGGATTAACACCAGCTGCAAGATTAAAAATTATTTCAGTAAATATGAAAGAAAAAGTAGATGAATTCGAAAATGACTTTGGATAATATAACGGATCCAGTAACCGAATATGCAAATTTAGTTATTAATGGCGAAGTAATAGCTGGTGAAACAGAAAAATTAATATGTCAAAGGCATATTAACGATATTGAAAAAATGAATAAAGGTGAATTTGATTATAGATTTGATTATTCTATTGCTGAAAGTGGAATTATTAAATTTATAGAAAAATATTGCAAATTTACTGATGGATCAATGGCAGGGGAACCTGTTTTTTTAGTTGGATTTCAAATATTTATTTTAGGATCTATATTTGGTTGGGTTCATAAAGAAACAGGATTTAGAAGATTTAAACAAGCATATATTCAAGTGGCCAGAAAAAATGGAAAAACATTATTAATATCCTGGATTAGTTTATTTATGATGATGGCTGATGGATATTTTGGAGCACAAGTTTATACTGCAGCAAATGCAAAAGAGCAAGCTAAGATTTGTTGGAAGGGTTGTCAAAAAACTTTATTAGTTTCAAAATTATTGAATTCAAAAGTAAAAATTAAACCATCAACAAGTTTAATTGAATATCCTAAAAAATATAGTTTTATTCAGGCATTAAGTTCTGAAACTAAAAATCTTGATGGATTTGAACCGCATTGTGGTGTAATTGATGAATATCATGCTCATAAAAATAATCAAGTATATAAATTGCTTGATGATGGTACAGTTATGCAAGATGAAGCTTTAATATTTATTATAACTACTGCAGGTTTTGATTTAGATGCACCATGTTATGAAGAATATTTATACTGTAAAGAAATTGTAGAAGGTAAAAAAGAAAATGATAGATTATTTATTTATATTGCTGAAATAGATAAAGATGATGATATTAAAGAAGAGTCAACTTGGCTTAAATGCAATCCGCTTTTTAGATATATACCTGAAAAAATTGATAATTTAAGAGCGAAAGTTAAAGAAGGATTGGATAAAGCTGGCGAACTTAGAAATATGTTAACTAAAATTTTAAATATTTGGGTTGATATGAAAGAAAATGGATATATGGAAGTATCCAAATGGAAAGAATGTGGTTTAGGCAAAGATGAAATACTTGAATTATGCAAAGGTAAACCATGTTATGTAGGAATGGACCTTTCGCAAAAACACGATTTAAGTAGTGTCACTTTTGAATTTCCTTTAGATGAGAATTTGTTTGCTGTAATAAGTAGATCGTTTATTCCTTCGGATAGAATTATGCAAAAAGAAAATACAGATGGCGTTGAATATAGTCGTTGGATAAAAGAAGGTTGGATGATTCCTTGTAAAGGATTAACAATAAATAATCAGCAAATTGAAGATTTTATTTTAAATTTTTCTAAAGAAAATGATTTTGAAATATTGGAACTTGATTATGATCCTTATTCATCAACACAAGTTGGAAGACATTTTGAAGAAAAAGGATATACAGCAGTTGAAATTAGACAAGGAATGAGAACTTTATCTGAACCAACTAAAGAATTTAGAGAACAGGTTTATAATAAAAATGTTTTACATGAAAACAGTCCAGTATTAAATTGGATGGTTGGAAATGCAGTTGAAAAAGCAGATAAAAATTATAATATTCAATTAGATAAATCAAGTAGAAATAAAAAAATAGATGGTTTAGCTGCAACAATTAACTCTCATGTAAGAGCAATGAGTCACTTTACCAGGGAAAGAGAAAAAGAAAATGATTTTGATATTAACAAATATGGTAATGAAGAAATGCTTAATAAATTATGGGGACTAGATAAATAGAAGGAGGTGATAAATTGGGATTAATTGAAAAAATTAATGATTTTTTTAAAATTAAAAATGAAACTACAACTTTTACGTTAAAAGATGAATCAATATATGATTTTTTAGGTATAGTACCTGATGAAATGGATGTCTCTGGATTAAGTGCATTACAAGAAGCTACTGTATATGCATGTTTTAGAATATTAACTGAAAGCGTTGGCAAATTGCCTTTAAAAATTTATAAAGATTCAAGGAAAGTGAGCGATCATTATTTGAGTCCATTAATAAAAATGAGACCAAATCCTTTAATGTCTGCAATAGATTTTCTTAAAGTAATGGAATTTCAAAGATTATTAACTGGAAATGCTTTTGCATATATTGAAAGAGATCATAATGGTAGAGTTACTGGCTTGTATCCAATAAAATCTGATGGATTTCAGTTATTGGTAGATGATAAGAAAATTACTAAGAAAAACTTATGGTATATTCATCCGGAAAAGAATATTAAAATTAAATCAGAAGATATGATTCATATTAAAGCAATGTCAGCTGATGGATTAGTTGGATTATCTCCAATAGAATATTTGTCTGGAACAATTAAAAATGCAAAATCGGGCCAAGATTATATTACTAAATTCTTCACTTCTGGAATGCAATCAAAAGGCATAATTCATTACACAGGAGATTTAAATGAAGATGCAGAGGCAAACTTTATTAATAAGTTTGAAGCAATGAGTAACGGATTAAACAACGCTCATAAAGTTTCACTATTACCTTTAGGTTTTCAATATGAATCAATAAAACAAAAATTAACTGATGCACAATTTGATGAAACTATGAATACAACGGTTAGAAAAATATCTGCAGCATTTGGTGTGAAAATGCATCAATTAAACGAACTTTCAAGAGCAACGCATTCAAATATATCAGAGCAACAGAAAGAATTTTATATATTAACATTACAACCTATCTTAATAAGCTATGAGCAAGAATTCAGCTATAAATTATTAGGTAGGAGTGATTTAACTAGTTACTATTTAAAATTCAATGTAGACGCAATTTTGAGGGCAGATATTAAAACTAGATTTGATGCATATCACAAATCAATACAATCTGGTTTTAAAACTCCTAATGAAGTAAGAGCTCTTGAAGATGATGAACCTTTACCAGGAGGAAGTAGGTTATACATGAATGGTAATATGATAGCAATTGAAGATATTGGAGGGGGTGAGAATAATTAGTAAAAGTAAATGGTTTAAATTTAATAATAGTGTTGATGGTTCGGCAAAGATTGCTGAACTTTTTATTTATGGAGAAATCACAAGTTATAAATGGTGTGATAGTGATGTTACAGCAAATGAATTTAAAAATGACTTAGAAGCATTTGGAGATATTGATCAATTAGATATATTTATCAATTCGCCAGGCGGAAGTGTATTCCAAGGACAAGCAATTTTATCTATGATAAATAGATTTAAAGAAAAAAATAATGTTAAAGTTCGAATGGTAGTTGATGGTGTTGCAGCAAGTGCAGCAAGTTTTCTATTAATGGCAGGAGATACAATTGAAATGCCGGAAAATGCATTATTAATGATACACAATGCTTGGACATATACTGCTGGTAATTCAGAAGAATTAAGAAAAGCTGCTGATGATTTAGAAAAAATTAATCAATCAATAATTAATGCATATATGAAAAAAGCTAAAGTGTCCGAAGATAAAATTAAAGAATTAATGGATGCAGAGACATGGCTTAATGCAACAGACGCAAAAGATATCTTTGATATTGAAATTATTGATGAAAAAGATATTGCAGCTAGTATTAGAGATTTTGAAAAATCATTGAAAAATGCAAAACTTTTTAAATGAAGGAAAGATTAAAGAAGCACATGCATTAATTGAAGAAATTGATACTCTTCAAGAAGAATTTGAAGCACAGAAAAAAATTGAAGATTTAGAAGATGCTGAAATGAATAGATTGCAAGATGCAAACAATTTAACAAACGTTGGGATTGTTGGTGCTAGTGCAGATGATAGTGCTAAAGAATATGAAAATGTTTTTTATAAAGCTTTTAAAGGTCAAAGAATTACTATGGAAGAGCAAAATTTATTATCATCTAAAGCTGCATTATCATCTGGAACTGATGCAGATGGTGGATATTTAATTCCTGTTGATCAACAAACTGCAATTAATAAATTAAAAAGATCGTTACCAGCATTTGAAAATTATGTAAAAGTAGAACCTGTTAAAAATTTAAAAGGTTCAAGAAATCTTGAGAAAGATGCTCTTTATACACCTTTTGGAAGCATTACTGAAGGAAGTGCTATTTCAAATACTGATAGTCCTCAATTTGTTAATGTAGCATACACAATTGTTGATAAAGGTGGTATTTTACCAGTACCTAATAATTTATTTAGTGATGGTAATACAGCAATTAAAACTTATTTAAATAATTGGTTAGCTAAGAAATCAGTTGCTACAAGAAATAGCATGATTTTAACTTTATTAAATACTTTAGATAAAACTGCAGTTGCTGATGTTGATGATATTAAAGAAATTATCAATTTAACATTAGATCCATCAATTGCTGCAGGTGCAAAATTATTTACTAATCAAAGTGGATTCCAATATTTAGATACATTAAAAGATACTGATGGAAAATATATCTTGCAACCAGATCCAGCTGATAAGAGCAAGAAAATTGTTGCTGGAAAAGAATTAGTAGTGTTTTCTGATAAAGCAATGCCTAATAGAGATGATGGTGCTAATTACCAGGC